ACACCATCCTGGGCAAAGATTGTTATGCCCTGAGCAATGACCCCAACTATCTGCTCCCGATTAAGCATGACGCCAACGCCGCAGTCAACGGAGTGGCGGTCAATTATGATGACGGGGCGGATAACCGGCTGGAGTACATCAGCCCCGGGGCTGCCAATGCTACGATGGACCTGGCCATGACCCACACCGAGCCTCAGTGGGGCTACCAGGACCTGGGCAGCAACAAGGGCTCGCTGTACAGGCAGGGGGGTTATGGGGACATCAAGCTCCTGGCGGGCGGCAATTGGAATCATGGGGCGTATTGCGGGTCCCGGTGCCGGACTGCGTATTACTATCGCTGGGTTACGGGTGCGTATATCGGCGCTCGCGGGTGCGCGGAGCCCAGGTAATGCGGCAACACGACAACGCGCCTCGCGGGCGCGGCATTTTGGCTGGAAGGTTAATGGGAAGCTCCTGGCGGGCGGCAATTGGAATAATGGGACGAATTGCAGGTCCCGGTGCCGGAATGCGAATAACTATCGCTGGAATACGAATGCGAATATCGGCACTCGCAGGTGCACGGAGACAGGGTGCGAGACTCCTGGCTGAACCTTTTGGCCATGTTGTTCCCGGAGGGCCGGGACAGCAAAATACCAAACGGAGGCCCGGGGGAGTTAGTAGCCCCGGCGAAAGCTACCCCGGGTGATTTTTATGAAACGGCACGGCAACCTGTTTAACCGGATCGTAGCTGAGGACAACCTCAGGCTGGCCTTTGTCAAGGCACGGCGAGGCAAGTCCTGGCAGAGCGCCGTGAAGCGGGTGGAGCAGGATCTGGAGGAGCATTTGGGCAAACTGCGAGAGTCCCTGGTCAGCAAAACCTTTTGCACCTCGGCTTACCGGCTGAAGATCATCCATGAGCCCAAGACCAGGACCATTTACCGGTTGCCTCTCTACCCCGACCGGATCGTGCAGCACGCCCTCATGAACATCATCGAGCCCATCTGGGACGCCATGTTCATCCCGGACTCCTACGCCTGCCGCCAGGGCAAGGGGCTCCATGCCGGCAGCCGCCGGACGATGGAGCTGGTCAGAAAATACCGGTATTGCCTGAAGGGCGACATCTCCAAGTTCTATCCCTCCATCGACCATGACCTCCTTTTCGGCCTGGTGGAGCGCAAGATCAAATGCCGGGATACGCTGTGGCTGCTAAACGACATCATTTACAGCCTGCCCGGGGGCAAGAACGCCCCTATCGGCAACTACACCAGTCAATGGTTCGGCAACCTCTACCTGAACGAACTGGACCGGTTTGTAAAGCACAACCTCGGGGTTAAAGGGTATGTGCGCTATTGCGACGACTTTTGCCTGTTCCATGATGACAAAAAGTTCTTACACCAAGTCTTAAACCAGATCCGGAGCTTCCTGGCCGAGCAGCTCCAGCTGAGGTTGAGCAAAGAGGACGTCTTCCCAGTTAGCCGGGGGGTGGATTTCCTGGGCTACCGGCACTTTCCGAAATACCTGCTGTTGCGGAAAAGCACCGCCAAGCGGGTAAAGGCGCGCCTGGCCAGGCTGCCAGATTTGCTGGCCCGGGGCAGAGTCACCCTGGAGCAGTTCCGGTCCTCCCTGGCTTCAACCCTCGGGTGGCTCAAATGGGCCAACGCCCACAACTTCAAGAGGAGCTTGGGAATCGATGAGCTCTGGAACACCTGCCAGGCGGTTTAGCGATTTTGCCGATGACGACCGTCCCCTGGCAGGCGAAAAGGTCAAGATAGAGAATATTCTCAACCAGGAGATTTTGATCACCGGCTACCGGGTGAACGAAAGCAAATTTAAAAGCAATTCACCCCGTTGCCTGACGGTGCAATTTATGAAAGATGAAACCCAACACGTGATCTTTACCGGCTCTGCGGTGCTGATCAACCAACTGGAAAAGTACGGCAAGGAGATACCCTTCCTGGCCACGGTCAGGAAGATTGAGCGGTATTACACGCTGAGTTAGGGGGTAACATGCGAGGATTTCCAAACCATATCAACACCGCGGCTGACCTGAACAATGTTGCGGCCCTCTATCCCAAAGAGGTGGGTGATTATCAGCAAAAACTCCATGACGGCCGCTTCGTCTGGCAGGACGCCGGGCCGGTGGGCGACAAGTATGTGGTTACCGAGACCGACACTCTGAAAGTGGTGGAGAACAAAACCGGGGCCGGGGTTATTGAGCGGCGGAAGCTGGTTCTGGTGGAGGACCAGACGGCACAGTTCTTCAAGCTGGGGTTAAAGGTGGCGGAAGTGAAACAGGGTAATCCGGTGGTGACAGGTAAATGATCGAGCGCCTCATCAAATCCTGGCACAAGCAGATCCCGGTCATGAACTGCGAGCCGGGCTGCCGGGAGTGCTGCCAGGGCGACGCCCGGGCCATGACCCTGCATGAGTGGCGGGCGATCCGGCATCCGGGCAAATACGCCACCGGCCCGGCGCTCCAGTCCTGCCCCTTTTTGGGCGAGTTCGGCTGCGAGATTTACGCCCGGCGGCCGCTGATCTGTAGGCTGTTCGGCACCGTGGCCCCGGATGATCCGGCCCTGGTGGAGCTGGGGGGGACGTTCCCCATCAGTTGTTCCCGGGGGCATTATCCGGAGGCGCCCCTGCCGTTGGCCGCAGCCCTGCGGATGCAGGTGGAGTACCAGAATTATGCCAACCGGGAACTGCAGCAGGTGATCGAGGATTGGCAAAGATTCATGGGCCTGTTGCATAAGCTGGATTTGACCACCCGGAGCCAATCCGAGCCTTTGCCGGAGAAATTCCAGTGGCTGCGCTACGTGCTCTCCACCCGGGAGGGGCAAACCACGCTGCGCCTGCTGTCGGGGCAGACTCCGGTGCAGATTGACCCTGAAAAGATGGCCCGGATGACGGCCATGTTGGGAGGTTGAGGATGGAAAGAATTTTGTTCATGCCGCTCACCAAGGTGGTGGAACTGGACGACGGCACCGTGGAGGTCTGGGGCCGGGCGGCGGCGGAAGAGCCTGATCCGAAAAAAGAGATCATGGACTACGCCGCATCGAAGCCTCTGATCAAGGCCTGGTCGGACAATGCCTTCCAGGCCAGCGGCGGCAAGTCCCTGGGCAACCTCCGGGCCATGCACAATCCCCGGGTCGCAGCGGGCATTGTCACGACTCTCGATTTTCGGGATGACGAAAAGGCCATAGACGCGGTCGCCAAGGTGGTGGACGCCGAAGAGGTTAAAAAGGTCAGAGCGGGCGTCTATACCGGCTTTTCCATCGGCGGCAGCTACGCCCGGAAATGGCAGGACGGCGACTACACCCGCTATGCCGCGCAACCCTCCGAACTCTCCCTGGCCGACAATCCCATGATTAAGAGCGCCCGCTTCACCCTGGTGAAGGTGGACGGCAGTGTGGAAGAGAAAGATTTTCAAGGCCCACAGGCGCAGACGCCGGCGCCACTGGACAAGGTGGCAGAGGCCGGGGCCCTGCAAAAGCGCCTCAGCGCCGTGGCGGAATTGGCCGAGCTGCTGAGGCGGTTTCGCTGTTTCCTGGGCGACGTGGTCTATGAAGCCGAAAGGAAACAGGGCGGTTCAACCGTGCCGGCCCGCCTGCAAGCAGCCGTACTCAATCTGGTTGATCTCTTCAAGGAGCTGGCGACCGAAGAGAGTGAGGAATTTGCGGCCAACGTCCGGGCGCTCCTGGAGCAACCCGTTGAGGCCATGGCCATGAACAAGGTTGATTATTCGCAGGCGGCGACGCCCGCGCCAAAAGGAGGCAGTAAACAGATGCCCACACTGGAGCAGTTGGAAACAATGGTTAAGGGCCTGGGCGACCGCCTGGAGAAGGTGGAGGGCGATTTTAACGCTCAGGGCGAGCAGTTGGCCAAGGTGGAGGCGGAAAACGCCGCGCTCCTGGAGCGCCTGGCCAAGGTGGAGGCCGAGCCGGCCCCGGCCAAGGGGGTGCTCAAGGCCGTGGACAAGGGCGATGACGTTAAGCCCCTGAGCAAGGTTGACGGCCCCACCCAGGACGAGATGCTCAAAAACAAGGACACCCAGGGCCTCATCAAGGCGGCCCACGCCAACCCCATCACCCTGGGCTGAGGCTGGGCTGAGGCCTGCGCCACGAACGAAGGAGAATGAGACATGATTAACGAGACGCTGGAATTAATTAGGCAGGCGCTGGCCGCCCCCACCCCGGAAATGGCCAAGGCCTTCACCACGGCCCTGGGAGGCACCGGGGCCACGCAAGGGCTCAAGGGCTATGACCTGGAAGCCCCGGCCAAAACCCTTTACCCCGTGCTTACTCCCCTGCGCAACAAGATTCCCCGGGTGGGCGGCGGCTTCGGCGTCCAAGCCAATTGGAGGGCCATCACCGGCATCAATACCGCCGGCCTCTCGGCCGGGGCCGGGGAAGGGCGGCGGGGCGGCATCGTCACCACCACCGTGGCCGATTACCTGGCGGCCTACCGCACCCTGGTGCTGGACGACTATGTCACCTATCAGGCCCAGGCCGCGGGGAAGGGATTTATGGATCTCGACGCCCTGGCGGTGGAAGGTCTGTTGCGCTCCCTGATGATCCAGGAGGAGTTCATCATCCTGGGCGGCAACGGCGCCGCGGTGGCCCTGGGCACCACCCCCACCCCGACCCTTGCGGACGTGGGGACCGGGGGCACCTTGGCTGCCGCGACCAAATACCTGGTGCACTGCGTGGCCCTGACCCTGGAAGGCTACCGCAACGCCTCGGTGACCGGGGGCGTGCCCGCGGTGGTGAGCCGGGCCAATGGCGACGGCACCACCGAAACTTACGGCGGCGGCTCGGGCCAGAAATCGGCCGAGGCCAACGTCACCACCGCGGCTGACGGCAACGCCACCCATTCCATCAAAGCCAGCGTCGCCGCAGTGTCCGGGGCGGTGGCCTACGCCTGGTTCTGGGGCGCCAACGGCAGCGACGTCAAGCTGGGGGCCATCACCACCATCAACAGCTACCTCATCACCGCCCCGGTGGCTGACGGTACCCAACTGATCGGCGATCTGCCGGGCTCGGACAACTCCAAAAACGCCCTGATCTTCGACGGCCTGCTCTACCAGATCTTCAAGAGCGGCTCCAACGGCTATATCAAGACGATGGCCACCGGCACCCCCGGGACCGGGACGCCCCTGACCGCGGACACCAAGACCGGCATCGTGGAGATCAACGAGGCCCTGGTGCACTTCTGGAACGTCTACAAGACCTTCCCCACCTGTATCTGGGTCAACGGCCAGGAAAAGCAGAACATGGCCTCCAAAGTGGCCACCGGGGCGGCGGGCAGCGCTATCACCTTTGCCATCGACACCCGCCAGGGGGCCGTTCTGGGTGGCATCAACGTCACCGGCTATATCCACCCCATCACCGGCATGGAAATTCCGGTGGCGGTGC